GACCAACGCAGGATTGTTGTTGATTTCGTCAATAAACTGCCGACGGTCAATGCCACCAGGTACAATTCGTGCAGGATCAATCGGCACCACCCCAGGTATGACTGGGGCGGTTGCCGATGTATCGGAAGTATCCTTCCACGGGTCTCTACTTGGGACTTCGTCCGTAGTGATATCAGGAGTTTCGGTCTCTTGCGTCAGGTCTTCTTCGTCGTCGGCCATTGACGAATCTCCTGGTTTGAGTCAAACTAGTAAGCTTTGCCACCACCCATGTTTTTCTGAGCTTCGGCTAGCTCTTCTTCGGTGGATTGCCCAGGCTCGCCTTCTTCTTCATCAGCACCGCCTGGCATTGGCATACCTTGTGGCATTCCCTGTGGAGGCATAGGCATACCTTGAGGCATCCCAGGAGGCATTTGTCCACCACCCATAGGCATCCCTCTGCCACCACCACCACCCATGCCACCACCCTGGCCTCCCATCATTTGCTGTAAAATCATAGGTACAAGCTGTGGGTTAGCCTGTATCTGCTGTATTGCGAATTGAACAGCCTGTGGAGGCAGTCCCATTTGTGTTAGGATTTGCATGATCATTTGAGGGTTCATTTCTTGTCCTCCTTCTTATCAGCCGTTGCAGCTTTGACTGCCCACATCGCAGCCTCTTCGTAAGCAGTCTGTGCCAGTGCGGCCAGTCGTGGATCGAGATGTTTAAGTTCCTCGCATATGTCGATAAGATCAGCTGTGTAGCGTTTGATCTTATCGACTACGTTATCCTTGCTAGGGTTGAACGACTCACGAACGCGCTGCGCCCCAAGACTACCTGTCATTTGTTCCTCCTTAGTGCTGCCTGAATAACATCGTCAACGCTACGTGACGACTTGTGTGAAGCTAACTTGGTTAGTTCTGGATGCCCTTCATGTACGTACTCTGGCAAGCCAGTAATGCCATGGCTCTTGCTAATGAAATCTGCGCCAACCTTCGGACTGACATCGGTTTTGCCAGCTTGGGTAGCGTACATAAAACGCCGCTGTGCATTACTGACGACAGGCATTGTTACCTCCTACTAGTTTGACTCAAACCAAAGCCAAATTAGAAACTGCTATCGCCTCCGCTAAAGAAATTGCTAAACGTGTCGGACGCCTGCTGATCGCTCAACCCGAAACCTGTATCGCCTGACACATTACCGCTATCGGCACCACCACTAGTAGGCACAAGTCCGTACTGCGGTTGCTGACCGCTACTTCCACCACCACCACCGCCACCACTGCCCTTAAACGCGCCAATCAGTGATGCAAGTCCCTTCAAGTCTGGTGCAGTATCGGCAATGCCTTTCGCATACGCATTGTAAGCATTACCAATATTGCCTGCCGAGTTTTGTAACGCTTGCAGAATCCCTTGGCTCTGCTGTTGTTGTAGCGTAGATAGTGCCTGTGGCGTATCTGACATCCGAATAGGAGCACCACCACCCTGCATCATTGTTTGTTGCAACTGTTGCAGCACTGGCAAGTATTTGCTTTGGTGCTGTTGCTGTAGAGAAGCCTCCAACGGTATTGATTCTTTGTAAGCCTCTAGTTGGTTAGCTGCAACGTTACGACCCTGTGCGTCGTCGGCGGCTTTTAGTATGGCTGGGAGATCAGCGCCTCGGCCTTGACGTATTAGTGTGCGTCCAACATCCTGAGCCTGCCTACCCGAAGCCATTTGGTTGGCAAGTTGCATTTTTGACGCAAGTGTGTCCTCGAGCGCAGCCCGACTCGGTGGTTGATCGTAACGAAATCCTGCTAGTGCAATATTGTAGTCAGGCTTTGCAGCTTCACCGCGAGCGGCAGCATCTTCGAGAATTTGTCGATTGCGTCGCGCGTCTACAGTAAGAGATTTCAGTTGTTCGTTTTGACCTGCGGAAATAATTTCAGCCTGTAGAGGCGATAGAACCGTTTCCCATGAATTTGTCGCTCGATTGTACCGTTGCTTATTACCGTAAGCATCGGTACGTGTAGCAGTTTGCAGATCATATTGCTGTGCAGCGTTACGCTCCTGAAAGCGTAGGTTCATTAGATTGATGATCGCAGCTTCACCTGCGGATTGCGATTGTGCAGCGGCTCCGGCTAAGCCAGCGACTGCGCCTAAGATTTCAGCCATGGCTATTGTTCCTCTTCGTCTAACTTGTTATGTGTCTCTTCCGGTGTTTCCTGTGGAGTAGCAGGCAAATTACTTTCGATAAGCGGATCGTAACGCTGTTCGTTATACTTTGGATTGGACAGGTCGAATTTCGTAGGATCAGGTGGAGCATTCATCTTCTCGTACATGTCCTTTAATACTTGTGGCACAATCATTGATTTGCCGCTCTCCGGCGTAACGACTGGTGGAGTTTGACTCACACTTGGTGTTGGCACAGGTACTTGTGCTGCTCGAGGAATGATCCCGTATTCCGCCAAATTGTTGTTAATGGCTCGTGCAGAAGTCTCAGCCATGCTACTCGGGAGGGGTTCAGCTACACGATTGACTCGCGATAACAATTCAGTTAGCATTGCCTCCGACATTCCTGGAACCGCATGGGGCTGTTCGCTCATTCTATTTGACGGCGGAGGGGCCGGAGGCGATTCGTACATCCTTCGTATTATCTCCGGCACCCATGAAGACATACTTCGTGGAGGCGTGTCGGGGGGTGCGTATTCGCGTGGTATCGTCATACGTGAAGCGTTGTAACCGGCTAACACTTGCGGCAGCCATGTAGGGTTCTGGTTTCGCCCTACAGGCACCGTGTTCCCAGGCACTAATTTGTACTTCTCAGGACCGCTGATTGTAGGAGACGGCTGCTCGTAATCCGCAGTTGTGGCTACAGCGTGTGTTGGATTTCTTTCGCTACCCATAGCTATGAAATCAGGATTTTCCGCCTTCCACTGTGACTCTAGAAATTTCTGTTCCCGTAATCCAGAAGCACGTCTTTCAGCATCCGTGAGATCGATAGGCTCACCTTCGTACGACGGATAGCCATGCTTCGACTGGTACGCTATTCCTGCTTTAGTCTTCAAGAAGGGTTGATCCATGCCTACGGTTTCGGCTAGGTTATAGTCTCCCTTCATCATACGTTTGATCAGTGCATCCGAATACTGACCACTCGCAGGATTATTGCCAGCGTACATTGCCAATACTGCTGGTAGTTGATAACTCAGCGGAACGTGTGGCTGTTCCCCGGGTTGTCCAGGTTGTCCTGTTGACGTTGTTGGTGGAGGCAATCCTGGAACGCCAGAAGTACCTCCGGCACGAGTTGCGCGCTGACCACCTTCCTTAACGCCTAAGCCACGCAGTTCTTGTTGTTGTTGTAGCAGTCGGTCATGTTCCGCTGCGCGTTCTTTAATGCCTTCTGGTGTATGTGCAGGGAACTTGTACTGGTAACGTTGACTCCCACCCACAGTACCTGGGATGTTTATAGCGTCCTTTGGTACGGTCCCTGGAACCGTTCCGCGAGGCGTGACTGCATACGAATCCTGTGGAAGTAACAATTCAGGATGCGCGTTACGTGCCGCAGCATTGAGCGGCACGTATCTGTACCCTTTGGGTGGCGGCGGTAGTTCTTGAGGCTGCTGCTGTTGCTGCCCTCGACCTAATTCGAAGATACTCGGCAGCCCGAAACCGCTTTTCTTGGCCATGAGTTTGACTCACACTTAGAACACTGCGGATGTCGTCGGCGTGGTCTTGTTAGTCGCCTGCGCGTTCGGATCGATGACACCGGCCTGTGCAGTAGGATCGAACGGTAGGTTCTGCGCACCTTGACCAGCACCAGCGATGGCAGCCAGACCCTGTGTGTTAAACAAGTTCGCGGAGCCGATCTTGCCCTGTAGTGACGTATTGAAGTCTCTCATAAAGTCACTAAAGTTCTGATCAGCCTGCGTGCCGAACGTGTTAGGATCGAATCTAGTACCTAGTTTTAGAGTCTGTGCCGATGTACGTCCTTTGTTCGCGATGTCATCAAGAGCTTGTTGCTCCGACGAAACAAGACCAGTACCTGCCGATCTAATCGTTGCTAGCACACCAGGGTCTTGACGAGTGAGTTCGGCTTCCGCTGATGTCTGACCCGCGGGAGTAATAACACCGCGTGATAGCATATTCTGAATGATTGCATCAGCAGCCGAACGTTGCGTTGCATCGATGCCAGCCACGTATGGGTCCATGATGCTGAATGGAGCTTTAGACGCACCGTAGTTCGGAGAGAACAATGCATCAATGCCTCGTCCTGCTTTTGCTTGCGCCGCAGCAGTGTCGGCATCATAGATTTGTTGACCTATACCACTAAACGACGCCCCCGGATTCGGATCAGTTGGCGAGATACCAGCAAGTGTTGATGCAATTCTGGCATCAATACTTGATTGATATTCACTAGGATCGAGTCCCTGTTGCGCGAAGAAGTCTTGCGCAGAAGCCCGACCAGCAGTAGCCGAAGAGCCACGCAGAGCCGCAAGATCAGCTTTGGTCTGCGCGTCTTTAGCATCTTGAATTTGTTGCTGTCGTGCAGCTTCTGCTTCCTTCATCGACTCGACTTGTGCGCTGTTGTCCGGAGGCATGGATGGTGCTGACATTTTACTACTCCTGAGTTTGAGTCGTACTCGGCTTCATTTTGAGGCGGTTTAGATGATAAAGCTTACCGACAGGCTCAAAGCCTATGCTTTTGAGGTAACGTTCCATTCCTTCTTCATGCAATCCTCCCGTATGACTTGCCTGAATTAGCTTCGCCCTGCGTGCTATGGCCCAGTCGCGATAGGCCAAAGTGAGCTTCTGAAGGTTCAAAATCGACCGATATTCAGGCACAATATACAGAAAAACGTCGTTTGTGACCAGTTCCCATGAGAACAAAAGAGGAACACAGTATGCCATAATGCCACCGACAAGCTCTTCTGCGTCGTTCAAAAGTATAAAAACTGTAATTGCGCCGTCGTTCGTGAGGTTGTTTCTAAGCAGAAATTCGATACGAGTCGGGTCTACAGATGCACCTTTATAGTTAGGCAACATTGGAACAAAGACACATGCTGCCTTCACGAGGTCAGGAATATCCGTCTCGGTGAATCGGCGTAAGTGCGTTTTGCGCGTTTCAGATTTGTCGGTCATGATAGCCTCGGTATCTAGAGCCTTGCATTCGCCGATGCACGATAACCATTTACGTATGAATTTCCTATTATCGAAGAGGTCAAAACTTGTCTAACACCGTAAAGTGTTATACAGTCTATAGTCGTACCTCCTACATTGGCTGATCCACTACCCGATACGGTTGGATCAACGCCGATTGCACCAATTGTAGGTGCTCCACGCATTGTGACAGGAAGCGACATCCCAGCGATCGTGAAGGCACCTGCTACCTGCGCATAGAAACCTAAGCTAAACGGTATCCATTGAAAGTAACGTTGGCACGCTGCAAGCTCTTGATCGTAAGTCGGCAACACTATCGCCTGTTGTCCACTTGCTGGTAAAATCGTTCCCGGAACCACAATAATCCCAGTTATGCGAAACACATCCGACGTTGCAGCGACAGCGTTAACTTGCCCAGGCGCCGCAACGTAATTACCTGCCAACCAATTATTAGCCGACGGTGCTGTATACGTGGTTCCGCAAGCCATTGCAAAATCAATTTCTATACCAAGGGTGTTATCTGTATTCCAAGTTCCTGTCGTATCACCTGGAATAGTTATGGTATTATATTGATAGACATCTGAGACAGCCTGAGTATAGGTTGCAACATAAGAACGATTGCTGGCAAGGTTACGAACTGCTACACTATAAATGCCAGTTCGATGATGTGCCGTCCAGAAACCTATCGATATAGGCTGAGGATTCGCAATGCCCCACGCCAATCGCCGCGTCCGCAATCCTTCCATTCTTTGAACTGCACCTAACGCAAAATCACCGGCTCCCATAACTGTCTGTGCCGTAGTAACAGCAATACCTATAGAGCAAGGCATACCATTTATAGCACCACTCGTATATTGCGCCGCGCTTAACGTCATAGTACCAGTAAAATTTATTAGCCATCCATCACAAGTATATTTACCTGTTGTAGTTACCGGAGTCGTACCATTTTCTTGACTTATGTCCATTCCACCATTGATCGAAAGAATCTCAGGTCGCCCTACAACTGTTGTCCCTACGAACGCCGTCGTAGCAACTTTTGTTGAACTGTCACCAGCCGTAGGTGTTGGAGCGGCTGGCGTACCTGTAAACGTCGGGCTGGCTATCGGAGCCTTCAACGCATCTTGCGAATCGACATAAGTGATACTAGCTTTCAGCGCATCCTGTGAATCAACGTAGGTGACCGCCGCCTTAGATGTGTCGCTCGGATGAATGTGATCTTGTCTAGAATATAAATTCGAAATACCGGGAGCAGCAGGACCGTCCATTATAGGATTAGCGTTACCTGGTGCAGGCATTCCACTTCCACCAATCGAACCTGCAACGAACGCAGTAGTAGCGATAGTAGTATCATTGGTTGCCAAAGCTGGCGTTGGTGCTCTCGGAACACCTGTAAACGTAGGTGATGCTATTGGTGCTTTCGTCGCATCCTGTGCGTCAACATACGTTATCGAAGCACGAGACGTATCGGAAGGATGGCCGTGATCACCACGAGCATAAGTTTGACTCACACCAACTACTGCGGGACCGTTCATTAGTGGCGGAGTATTACTCGGCACAACTGGATCAAGTCGAGCGTCCACTTCATCAATCGCAGCCTGAACGTTTGTAGCTGTCAATCCACTTGTGCCATTAGCGTACGAAATCGTCGCTGCGGTGCCTGTCGTGATGACTCCAAAGCCCCAATACGACGGATGCGCAGCTCGATCTTGTGCAAATGTCGTCGGTGCCGCGGCGCTGTTGTTAGCGACTAGACAAGACCAAACAGTGCCTAAATCCGAGTCAATCGCCACGTCGCCGACAGCATAACTTGTCGAATTTATCCAATTCATCATTCCGGCAACGGCCATAACGCCGTACATCTGCGCGTCGATTGAGTCGAACGTAGCAGATAATTGCGTAACCCATGGCTCCGACATGAAGTCAGGGACTGGAAATCGAAAGTATTTTGTGTAGTGCGTGGTCATCGTTTGTACTGCCCCTCTGAATACAGGAAGGAGAAGTCGTTAACCTGTAAGGTTTTCGTAGATGTTCCGAACACCTTAACCTTTAGGATTTTGAACTTGACAGGGAATCCCCATAGCCTGGGATCGTCTGCCACACGTCCGCCGCCGTAAGGACCGTCGTCATAGCCAAATCCTCGCATGGAGTTACCAACGAACTCAACCATCAATGCAGGATTATACATTATGTTGCCATTGTCGTCTTTGTAGAGTCCATCCACATAGACTTCGACAGTGAATCTAGCTACTCCAATTGCAGTTGCTGCAACGAAACGTAACTGCTTAATTTTCATCGGCTCACGGCCGGACATCCAAGGCAATTCCATCTCGAACGGAATTGAAATACCATTGTATATCGCCCACCACGAAGGATTGGCTGCTATGTCGTCAGCCATCGAAGTTGTTCCGCTGGTATGACTCACACTGCAAGTATAGCTCTTGGCTCCGTCGCCTGTAACTGCTGCCGTAGTAGTTGGAACGTACGCCCCCATGCTCTGGCTGGCTTCCAACTGATTGCCGAATATGACTACGCCAGTCGTTCCGTCGCCGTCATATATACTTGCGTCTGACGACCCATCGCCTTGCAACAAGGACAGACGCAAATACACTCCCGTTTCGGCGTTGTTCATATTTATGGTGTGACTCACACGCCACCAACCGTTCAACATCTGAATGGCGTTATAGCTTTGTGTAGCTGTTCCAGCAACCGTAGGTAAATCGAACTCGCCCGTGACTAAATTAAATCTAACAGTGACACCAGTCGCCGTCGTCGGATTGGAATAAGCTCGAAGCGAGACATAAGTCTTGCCAGCGTTGTTCTTCAAATAAATAGATCGCGTATACGTTACACCGGCGACGACTGTTACAAGTTGGTCCAGTTTATGCTGCGAGCCAATCGTAGTATCTTCCTTAAGCAGCCATGCATTATTGCTATTTAGCGGATCAATCGTGTTGGGCGCCCATAGAACTGTCGCGGCGGTAATAGTCCAAGGCGCTACGTTGAATGTATCAGACTGCAACGCGACGTTCGTCACCATACTACGCACAAGTTGACCAGCCGTAAATACTGTACTTCTCGCCCAATTCTTATCACGGTCATTCATCCGATCAGCGTGATAATTCTCATTTGCAAAGACAGCATTTCCGTGCTGGAATATCTTTGTGCCCGTCGAGTAGAACACACGTCCTAAGAACGATTGACACGCGCATGACCAATTTGTGGGGAAATTAAATTCTGACCATGCATCGTAATGCAATCCTGTACTGCCAGTATGGACTAGGCAACGCCCATTCGGATTGAACAAAATCGTGTCATGCCATAGCGAATCGTAAACCATAAAGCATTGTTCAAGCTGTTGCAAGTCGGTCAAGTTACCGATAATTGATCGGTACAACGGCTCGATACGATCACTGACATGCTGTGAATTAATCAAGCCACTGAACAGATTTCGCTTGGCGTCGCTGAAACCATCAAGTCCGGCGAAGATCAATTCTTGTTCGATAAATGTCATACACCGATGCCCGAGAAGACCGAACTTGGGCAGCGTATCAGGAAACGTAGGTGAATGTATACCTGACGCATTGTATACGCCAAGCGTCACAAGAATAGTCTGACCCTGAAAGAATATAATCAGATACGAGCGAAAACCGATCATTCCGCGAATTGACACGGCCCCTTGAGGCGCGTACGCACCCACGTCAATGCTGATTGCATCGTTCGGGACAGGATCACCAGGGAATGTACCACTTGTACCAACTGCAGTAATGTAGATAGTAGTAGGACTGCCAGGAATACCACCGACGCAGTGGTAATTGCTGGCGACGCATCCATACTTACCGATTGGTACATTGACGTTGCTCCCTGTCGCAAGGTCTTGCAAATAAGTAACCTTAAACACGCTAGATATCGATAGCGGCTTATCCTTACCGTTATGGATTATCAGTGTATCCTTAAACGGCACGAAGTTGACGGTCGTGAATGCTGAGCCCCATGCCGACGGAGCACCAGGCAACAACGCAGCAATCGCAGTGCTCCAAATAGTCGTTACAACACCTGAATCGGAAACGGTTACGATGTTCCCTGATGTGGCGACAACAATCAAACGGCCATTGAAGTATATCTTGTCTAGAATTGTTCCACCTGCAGGTAATGAAGCTGCTACATCGGCAAACCAACTACTACCATATCGTAGTTGTTGGCCACCAGATGGAGCGCGTCTGAAATTCTTCAGAGTGACAGCAAACCGCGGAGCCATACTATATTCGTCGTCAACGGCGTTCAAGCCTCCGCCAAAACCTTTCAGCGTGAGGCTCTTGAGACGAGACTTAGCCGTTCGCTGCTTTAGAATTTGGTTCGGAAATAGCATAGGTTTGACTCACACTTGGATTGCCATTAAGGATACGAAACCCACTGATCAGGAACACCACCGTATTGAGAGTCGCTGAAGTTGATATCATGACTCGAAAGTTGCGACATGATATCCTTGTACTTCATTTCCATCATATTCTTGCACATGTCGGCAGCCGCAGCATTCAAATCATCGCCCGCCAGTGTCGTGTATGCCGTGCTGTATGCTAGCAAATCACGATCCAAGTATATTGTGTCTTGCCAATCCCATGCATCATTCTGCACAGGATAGAACTTGGCATACACATTGATCTTGCCGGTAGCAGTCTTCGGAAGCAAATATATTTTCTTCTTGTTGTACAAAGGGTTGCTTACGTTCAGCGCATCCCAGTAAATAATACCGTTCCCACTTAACATATTCGACTGAAATGGACTAATATGACGTGGCCGCATACTTAAATTCGTGCGGCTACCATCACGACGGACTGCAATAATGTCTTCAAAGTCGAGAACATTAAGCAAGTCATCCGTAACGGCTGTTCCAGTGGAACCGTCAAGTGTCAATTGTACCCAGTTACAGTAATGACGCCAGTTGTACTTCTTGAATAGCATGTTAAATCCGCGAATGCAGTCCGAGAAACAACGATCATCGGAGTACATTTGCACGCCTGGGCCTGTCACTTCGCCCACGATTTCTTGTGCATCATCGACGATGTTACGAATCGTAGCAGTCATGATAAATCTCGCCACGTCCGAGAGGAGATACACTGTATATAGGATATAAGAGTACGCTCGCTGCGCTCGCGGTCTCTTATATCGTGTCCATTATTATGCGGAGAACTGCTGAATGCCGTGAAGACCACCATTATTGGCAGCATTCACCCAATTGTCACCCATCATATCGACGGAAATCTGTCTGCCGTTGACAGCCACAACTGGCGTAAACGTTCCACGTGGATCGCCGGTGGTACGCGTCGCCGGATCGGTTAGATCAGGCAACGTGAATGCCGACGCAATGGAAACGATCACACCGGATTCACTCGACGAGAAGATGTTACCTTTGTACGGTAGACCTAATGCCGCACCTGATCCAACCGAATACGTAATGGCGTTTGTCGAAGGCGTGATGTTTCGTGATTTGATAATACGATAGAACGCTTTCTTCCCTACTAGGGCAGTCGCTGCGGCAGCTGAACCAGTGAACCGCTCGATCATTGGCTGGCCTAGGTAGTCCGTACCGTAAACGTCGATCACGTTAGCATTGCCAGGAACACCACTCGGCGTGACGGTTATAGTCCTACCGTACGTCGAATCCACAACTATTGGATTTGTCGGAGCGGCATCGGTATTTGCTGCACTGTTAGCTGCAACAGCAGTTTGGTAAACCGTACCGCTAGCTGTTGCAGGTGAACCCAAGTCGAACGTTCCAGGTTCGTTTTCGATAACCGAGCAGGCGAACTGACATGCCTTGACATACATGTTGACGCCACTTTGAAAGAACTTCCTATCGCGATCCATGACTCACTCTCCCTTCTCGATGACCTGTTCGTTCAACAGAATAGGTCCGGTTTTCGCAGTGGCCATTTGAATGACCATGCGTTCCATGTCCACCATGGCACCGTGACGTGCTGCATCGTCTTGTGCAGACATCATTCTGCCGAGCGGACTGTTCGGATCAGCCAGACCCTCCATGTTGATGATGCGAGGCTTGCGATCCAAACCATAGTACGCAAGCGTTTTCTTGTCGCGAACACGTATCACGTGCCCTCGGGGAAAGTAGACCATGTAACCCGCAGGCTCCTCCATGATCACTTTCTGCATCTCATGCGATTGCCTACCAGTGGCGGTCGCACTTCGCTTGTTGGGAACCATACGATAGACTTCACGCTTGACTTTGCCTTGTAGTTCGCGAACCACAAAGGACAATCGAGCGCCGTCTTGTGCTGGGAACATGTTAAACTCCCTTAGTGTGAGTCAAACCCAATGTGGGTTAGTTGGTCAAGTACGCGTGGGTTCGGTAGTTCCTCCACGTGCAAAGCTGACCTTCCCACACTACGCGGCGGCCGGTCGCATCCATCGACCACGGAGCGACAAGCTTCTTAATCTTCATATTGACGCCGCGAAGCACATGCAACGTCATGTATCCGTCGTTGACGAAGTACGCGACGTTGGGAGAGAGTTTTTCATCGAACAGGAGAGGGATTCCGTTATGCGTCGTGCCAACGATCCCAAGATTAACCAATTTTTTGCCAGTTCCGGTTGCCTGTAGATCGATGTGCTGCTTGTCTCTGGCAGCGGCCTTGTGCATTCGGTAGATATTTCTACCGGCGAAGATGACAGACGGTTGCGGTGAGCTTTGACCGTCTGTAGATCGATTAAGGTCGAGTTCCGTGATGTCATCGAAGGCTTCCTCGATGTTTTCTGGCGTCAGTGTTCCTTGGAAGTCGTATGCGGATGTCCGCCATTGGGACTCCGCGGCCATGCTAATACCCCCAACAGAACCACTGGTAGGATCGACAGGAATAAGATTTCCCAGTCCGTTAGGATCGGTGCCAGCACCCACAGAAGTATGATAAGCAGCAAATTGGCGACTAATAGATTCGTCGAGAGCCATAATCTTGCCCTTGATGATCTTGAATATCGCCGCACGTCCTTGGTTCTCATCTTCTTCCTGATCCGAAATGATCAGCGATCCAACCACGCGTGACATGAAGTGGTTCACGGTGATGAATTCGTTGGTCTGGTTGACCGGCACAGTATCGTAATACTGCATCGATGTAACGTTCGGGTTGAGGCCCGTGATTAACGGGTTGCTGATCTGAGGCCCGCCGTCCTCAACGACCACACGCTTTTTTGCGTGCAAATACGCCGAGACGGTGCCGCTGATGGCCGAGGCCATGATCAATTTCGCACGACTACGCGTGAGCATTGCATTCACAACCGTGTCGAGAGTAGCCATTTTGAAACTTTCTCCTGTTCGTGTGAGTCACACCACGCCGAGTTGGTCGAGTGTGTCACGTAAGATTTGGTCGTAGGAGGCATTCACCGGAGCGACGTTGTTTGTACCATAGTTCAACGGCGCTCCGCGTCCTGCCGGGAGATTACGACGCATGGAATTACCATTTGGGCGTTGCTGTCCCTTGTTTTGGTTCATGCGCATCATGTTAAGTTGAATTTTCGCCCATACCTCCCCCAAAGACATATTCTGAAACTGAGGTTCGCTCAGTACAGCATGAAATATGGGAATGTATTGACGAGCACCAGGGTTCTCGTTGAAGAATCCATGTACCTCACTTTCTGTTTGACGAAGCTGAGCCTGTGCAGCTTGCGTACGTTGCTGTTGGATTTGTTCTTGTTCGGTTCTCTGCCGAATTGGTGCAGTTACCTGCGAGATTTCCTGTCGAACGATATCGACGAGCGACTTTGCGTCAACGCCACCTGGCGCTATACCAATCTTTGATACATCCACACCGGCCGTTGCAGCCATAGTAAGAAGTTTTCGAATTGTAGCAACGGGATCGCGCTTTGCCTCAGCCGCGAGTTGCAACGCTTGAATTTGCTCTCCGTCATTAAGACCGAGACGCGCACCTGTACCGTTTCTGTCGCGTAACTGTTCTTGTAGTTGTGTGACACGTCCGTGAAGCTCTTGGCCGATCTCAACTGCACGATTAAGTCTATTGGTTACGTCCTGCGCTCTGTGAGTTTCCTGCGCAAGCTGAGCACGTGCTCGAACGTTGTCGGTATAGAGCCGTGCTTCCATACCTGCACGGGCAACAACCTGACCGTTCGGACCGACGAAATTTCCTCGAGCATCTTGCGTAATTTGTCCAGGTTGGAATTGAGGCTGCTGACGCTGCGGTTGTTGTCCAGGCTGTTGTCGCTGAACTTCCGGTTGGTAAGTCGGCTGTCGCTGTTCGATCCGCTGGTCGATGTCTTGACTTTCGCTTTCAAAGCTTTCGCTTCCTTGTTCAAATGCGGATTCGTCCATGCCGAGATTGTCGAGAACCATATCCATGGCTTCGGAGCCAGGACCATTGTCGCCGCCAGTGTGATCCATACCACCCTGACCACCCATACCGCCATTTGATTGCGAAAAGCCTTCGCCTGATGTCATCGACATGTGCTATCTCCGGTTTGAGTCAAACTACTGTAAATTGGGAACGCTCTGGCCCCCTGGTGAAGCGCCTGGCATTCCACTTGGTCCGGGCGGTGCCATTGGTTTCGGCGGTACTCCTAATTTCGGAGCACCTGCACCAGCACCTTGCGGTTGAGTTTGTCCTGAATGCAGTGCTGCAACATGCTGCAACAGGAAGCTCTGAATCTGTTGATCCGTTTTACCTTGCTGTTTCATTGCGACGACTTGTTGCTTGATTTCTGGTGGCAAGTTTGCCAGAATCTGTGCTATTGGATTTTGCCCCTGTGCGCCCTGTTGAGGTTGACCGCCTTGTGCCCCGGGTTGTGCTGGTGCGCCTCCCTGAACCGATTGTGGACCTTGTGCAGTGCCTTGTGGCGCGCCTACGCCTTGAGCGGTCTTGGCTTGCATTTCCTGTGTAATAGCCTGCCAGTCTTCCGGCTTAATAACAACTTCCGTAAACGCTTGCTCCAATACCCGAAGCATAATTTGAAGCGTCGCTCCGGGAGCCGCTTGCGCAAACTGACCCACAGCTTGGGCGATTTGTACGGCTTCCTTTTTCTTGAATACACTGTTGGGTTTCTCCATTGACCCGGCTACGATTTCAACGCTGTACCGACCATTAAATTCCACCATTGACATTTGACGCCACGCAAGCGCAAATGTAGGCCCGACGAGATTGACTACATCGTCTTGTGTTAAGTTTTGCACAGACAATTCTGCAAGCGAATGTGCAATTGCAGCTACTACGTCTTCGACAACATCGACCTTCGCGCCAACGGAAAGCTTCATGGATTCTTGGTAGGTATTAACAGCGTCTTCATTTGTGTTGGTTTTAAATTGTACGCCTCTAAGCGCATCAGACGTGTTCGTAATTCGATTGATAGCATCAAGGAGGCTCTGCTTATCAAATAACTCCTTGTACTGATCCATCCGCGGAACGATTGGTTCAATAAGATCACTGACCTTCTTCTCGCCCGCTTTGACACCAATAACATGTTTCGCGTCACCTGACCCTTCACCGCGGACGGCGTTGATGAGCTTTTCGATTTGGTCACTGTCCACCATGTCTGAGTTATATAGAAAGTAGTCGAACACAGACGTTCGCATTCGCTTCATTTTGCGATTGATGTCATTGATCGCATCTTGTTGATCCATGTAGTATGCAGTTTCGCCTACAGCGACCGTGCCGCCGGTGGACATCGTGTAACCGATAATGAAATACGGGAAAAATCGACTGATCACCAATGGATCGTCCCATACCCACAACGGCCACGACCAATCGTCACGCTGAAATAGCATAACGCGACGTGCCACCTTGTCCCATACAATATAACACTCGGTCGTATACATGTTGAGATAGGCCGTGCGCTCGTCGTCGGTATGATGCGTTGACTGTGACCCTGATTCGATAGCTTGTAAGACTAAACCGAGTCCGTCATCACGCCGTCCATCTGCCGTGTTAAATGCAGCCTTATGCGTCGGCTTATAAACCAATGTACGTGCGCCTGCAGACGTTTCCTTGATACCGCCATCGTTGCCGACAAGGTTATTCGAGTTTGAGTCATTCTGAGTCGCTGGGTCCGGTATAGTGTAACGCTCTGTCAACATCGCTGTGGACAAGAAACAACGTTCAGCCATCCAATCCGCGTCGCTGCCATCTTGCTGTTCAGCATATGGATCGATGATAAGATTATGCGGAAGCACATTACAAAGCGACGGGCCGGATGGTTTCAGTACTTCCATTGATAGTTCAAGTGCTTCAAGCTTGCCGTAGATCAGTTCGACTTGTTCTTGAGTTTTCGCCGATGCAAGTTCGTCTGTTAACGATTGCATCTGTTGAACAGCAATCTCCCGCGAGTCGTTTTTCTTCGTCCAGTCAAGTTTCAGAACGCCAAAATTGGTAAGCAAACCGACACCAACGGCCTTCTTAATCTTGGGCTTCGCATTAAGACCGTTTTGACCTCGAATAAGAGTATTGAGAACTTTTTCGAGCGACTTGGTAAATGGTTCTTCAACTTCGTCGATTGTACTACATGTGACATCGGGATTTTTGCTGTAAACCGCAGGCAACATAATGTTAAGATTGGAAAACATAATGTTTTCCGTGCCGTCACCACGCTTAAACAGTCCGCGTGTGGACTCGATGGACTTGTTCTGATTGTTATTGTAATACTTAAACACTTCATCCCAAATGATCACAACTTGTTCGTATGCAGCGATAGCAGCAGTAACCTTTTTCTCCCACAACTTACCAACGGAAGAGCTTATTGCGATACGACTACCTTCGTAAATACGATAAACTGGCGCCGGTTCCGTTGACTTCGCAACACCTTGATCGCCAACATCATTCGTGTCAACGTTGAACACGTCAGTTGCATCGACTCCGGTCGGACCTAAATCATCGCCACGATCATAAAAATCTGACATGAGTTTGACTCACACTGAGGGGTTTCGCCGACCCCCGCCTTCGCGAGGGCAAGACTTCACGCTCCCGATGACCTATCGCCCATTTCTACTTCATGCCATTGCATCCATTTCTTAGGCAATGCTTCTTTCGGCGTCACGATTTTGCTCACGTCTGGCAAATACGAAAGCATGTATTTCAACGTATTCATTGCATGATCGTTCGTGTCGGCTGGCTCGTCGATACGCTGACCCAATGGGTTTTGTTTCCAGTAATACGTATTGAATTCATCCTGAATAAAAGGCAAATCGTCACAAAAATAAATCAATGGCCCAGGGTCTTCGCCGGTGATGATATGCGGTATTCCCTTCCGGCCATTCAGATACGAGTTTACTTTGGCGATACCTGTAACAATATCGTTACTTGCCGGCCGCATCCACAGTCCCATCTCCTCGAACAACTTAGCGATAGTGCTGCCTGTCTCCCGCAGTCCTGCGACAACAACCTTTTTAAAAATAGCTGGGTCTGCGTGAATGCGTCCGTTAAACATAAGCATTCCTGAGTATTTGGCTCGGATGCGCCTAATTTCATCGGGCTGTTTGTCATATGAAAAGTCCGTCTTGTAGTAACCGTCGAGCACTATTACTCGACCCATATGGTCCACGAAAGCCAGCAGATAACAACTTGGTGACACGATACCAAAGTCGTACGCCTCGATAACTTGCACCTGGACGTGATGCAGAAGGCAATCTGCTAAATAGTGTTCAGCATCTTTGCGTGTGAGAGTATGAGTCACGTGGTCATAGTCTGGATGGACAAGACCCTCGAACGCTACCCATTTGCCAAGTAGATAGCGGTCACGCATTTGACCCTTGAATGTCGCTTCAAGGGTTCTGATGTAGTCATCGCTAAGGTTACTCTTATTAGCATACGTATCACTTTCGAATAATTCCAGAATTGGTAATTTCGTATCTTCATATACAAGTAGCTTTTCAGTGCGCTGTCCGGTTTTCAGCCACAACAAATACGGTTGCACAAGTTCTTTATAGAACCAATTATGTGATGGATTCGCTGTGAGCATAACCCACTGCGGGCCACTTGATGGCATCGACTCGTCGTCTTCATCGGATTGGTAAGGCGTGTCGCCGCGTAAACGGCCTAACAAATCTAAGAAGTCCTTATGTATGATCCCTGGGTCTTCAACCTGATCGACCCCAATCCAGTCGTACGTAGCAGAAAGAAGATTGCTCGTTGAACTCCCGTCATCTCGAGAACGTCCACGCTGCGATATGTAACGGAAATTTACGATACTCCCGTTGTGCATATAGCAAGTGTTATCCTCTTGTGTTGGTTTCTTTTTGATCCACGATGCGGGACACCATTTAAAAAACTCTCTACGAAGTGTGTCGTTGAGCTTAGGATATGTTTCACGAGCTAGCAGGCCATTGGAACCTGGATAGTCCTTGACCAGCTTAAGTGCCTTCACTGACAACGCTGCGGTCTTACCATTCGCAAACGCCCCACCAAAAATCTGTACGCGC